CAAGGGCGGTAAGACCAATGAGATGATGATGCAGTATGGTCGCGGTATGGCTAAAGTTAAAAATCAGGGGAAATAACATGGCCAAGATTAACAATCTACCCGCTTCTGCATACGCCAAGCCACACACTATGAGTGGTGCGCCTGTTACTGCGTCTACGAACCCCGGCACGCCCCCAAACCGCAGTAAAGCTGACACCGTTAATATGAGTATTGGCAATATTAGCAAAGCGGCTGGTAACGAAACCACTAAGACATCCGGTATCGTCACCCGTGGTAACGGCGCGGCGACCAAGGGAACTATGGCCAGAGGCCCGATGGCATGAATTACGCTGAACTCAGCGCTGCTATTCAAGCGTACACGGAGAACACGGAAACAGATTTCGTGGCTAATATCCCCGTGTTCGTTGAGCAAGCTGAGCAGCGTATTTACAACTCGATGCAGTTTCCGTCCATTCGCAAGAATGTGACGGGTTCAACGTCTTCCGGCAATAAGTATTTAGGGTGTCCTAACGATTTCTTGGCGGTGTATTCCATAGCAGTGATTGACGCCACCGGATCGTACGAGTATTTGTTGAACAAGGATGTTAACTTTATTCGTCAGGCGTATCCACAGCCGACTGATACGGCTATCCCTCGTTACTACGCGTTGTTTGGTGCGCAGAGTAATGACGTTAACGAGCTGACTTTCATCCTTGGCCCAACGCCTGATGCAACGTACGGCGTTGAGTTGCACTATTACTACTACCCAGAGTCTATTGTGACTGCGAGCACTACATGGCTCGGCGATAACTTTGATTCTGTACTGCTGTACGCATCTTTAGTTGAGGCGTACACTTACATGAAGGGTGAGCAAGACATGATGGCTCTGTACAATCAGAAGTTCATGGAAGCTCTTGCTCTAGCAAAACGTTTGGCCGATGGTATGGAGCGTCAAGACGCGTATCGTTCTGGACAGTTCCGACAAAAGGTGACTTGATATGGCAATTTCGCAAACAGCAACCACAAGCTTTAAAGTTGAACTGCTTCAGGCGGTTCATAACTTTGGCCCAACAACGCCTAACACTTTTAAAGTGGCGTTGTATACAGCAGCGGCAAACCTTGGCCCAACCACAACTGTTTATAACAGTACTAACGAAGTGCCAAATGGGGGCGGTTACACAACCGGCGGTAACACGTTGGTGATTTCCACTTCGCCAACTTCTGGTAACAACACCGCTGGTGTGCCAACAGCGTTCATTTCGTTTAACAACTCGACTTGGACAAACGCCACATTTACCGCTAGAGGCGCTTTGGTTTACAACGTTACTCAAGGCAACAAGTCTGTTGCTGTGCTGGACTTCGGTTCAGACAAGACAGTAAGCAACGATACTTTCCAAATCATCTTCCCAACCCCCGATGCCAACAGCGCCATTGTGCGCATTTCTTAAGGACTTATCATGGAATTCAGTTCAGCAAAAGACCAAGTGTCAGCTACATTAGTTACCCGCCCCGGCCTCGGTGAATCCGTTGGCGCTGGTGGCGTTTACACCGTTACTTGCGTAGGCGCAGACGGCGTAGAGAAGTGGTCAGACACCTTCCACAACTTGGTCGTTAACCAAGGCTTGGCCAACATGAACGGCGCATACTTTGCCGGTAGTGCGCAAACTACAACTTGGTATCTTGGTTTGGTGACAGGCCCCGGTTCCGGTACAACGTTTGCCGCCGCTGATACGTTGGCTTCACACGCCGGTTGGACAGAAAGCACGGCTTACGCAGGTAACCGTAAAACAGTTACTTTTGGCGCTGCTACAACAGCAAACCCATCAGTAATTACTAATTCAGCTTCACCGTCTTCTTTTGTGATGAATGCTACGGTTGTTATTGCTGGCGCGTTTTTAGCAAGCGTAGATACCGGTACTTCAGGAATTTTGTTTTCTGAAGGTGATTTTACTGGCGGCGACAAGTCTGTTGCTTCTGGTGACACGTTGAACGTCACTTACACATTCTCATTGACAGCGACCTAATAGGTTATGTTCGGAGATGTAGCTTTTGCGCAAGCACCGTTTGCCTCCGCTGGGGGCAACACGTTTGCCGTTGCCATCTCCGAAGCAGGATCGGGTTTTGACGCTGTAAATGCGTTGTTTACTGCTGGTGGTTTAATTTCAGAAAGTGCTTCAGCTTTAGATTCCCAATCAGTTATTGCTACTTTTGTAGGCGCAATGGCAGAAACTGCTTCCGGCGTGGACAGCATCAACACGCTTAACAACATCTTTAACGTCTCTATTCCTGAGACGGCGAGTGGTATAGATACTGTTTCTGGTCTTGGTACGTACCCCGGAAGTATTGCGGAAGCCGCTTCTGGCATAGATTCCATACAGGGACAAGCAGTATTTGTTGGTAGTGTTTCAGAAGCTGCAAGCGTTATAGATGCTATTGTTGTTCAAGCAGCATTTTTAGCCAGCCAAGCAGAGGCTGCATCTGGCTTAGATTCTTTTGCATCTCAAGTCGCATTTGCTGCGGCAATGGCTGAAGGTGTTTCTGCAAGTGAGGTGTTCGCATCTCAAGTGGTGTTTGTTGCGGCAGTTAATGAAGCAGTATCTGGCATAGACGAATTTACTACCGCAGCTACATTTGTAGCGGCAGTCGCTGAAGCTGCATCTGGTTTGGACGACACCACACGCGGTTTGTTTTTGCAAGTGGCTGTCAATGAAGGCGTTTCTGCCGTAGATGCGGTGTCAACGCAGGTTGTGTTTGCGGGTTCTATTGCTGAGTTTGTATCTGCGGTTGATGCTATAAGTGTTGTTAAGACGGTAAACGCAAATGTGACAGGCATCCAGCTTCTTGTTTCTATTGGCGACGTACTTGTTTGGGCGGTAATTGATGACAGCCAGAACCCAAACTGGCAAAATATCAATAGTGCGCAAAACCCCGGTTGGAACAACCTACCGTCGTAAGGATTAAAAATGGCTTTAGTTTTAAAAGATCGGGTCAAAGAAACCTCTACCACTGCGGGTACGGGCACACTGACACTTGCTGGAGCGGTATCGGGGTTTCAATCTTTTGCTGTTATAGGTAACGGCAACACTACGTACTATTCTATTGCGGATTCAATTACGGGGGATTGGGAAGTTGGTGTTGGTACTTACACCTCTTCAGGTACTACGCTGTCTCGTACAACGGTACTGTCGTCTAGCAACGGTGGCTCCTTAGTTAATTTTGCGGCCAATGCAAAAGATGTTTTTGTTACGTACCCATCCTCACGGTCAGCGTATCAAAACGAAGCGGGTACGCAAGTAGTTCAAACCGCATTTGGCGCAATTACCGCAACATCTGCGGCACTGACTACAGGCACAATTACCACGGCGCCTGTTAACAACACAGACATTGTTAACAAACAGTACGCTGACGCGATTGCATCTGGCATTCACTTCCACGAAGCGGTGAATTTGGCAACTACCGCAGCACTGCCAGCCAATACATACAACAACGGAACCTCTGGGGTAGGAGCAACGCTTACAGGAAACGCCAACGGCGCTCTGTCTGTAGACTCAACGCTTACAACTGCTTCAGAAAGAATCTTGGTTAAGAACGAAGCAGCTGGTGCAAATAACGGTGTGTACACCGTGACGCAAGTTGGCTCCGCTGGAACGCCATACATCCTGACTCGCGCAACGGACTTTGATTCAGTTGGAACCGGCGTTAACGAGATCGACGAAGGCGACTTCTTCTTGGTGACTAGTGGCACGGCTAACGTCAATACCGCTTGGGTACAGCAGACTCCTCCCCCCATAACAATTGGCACAACCGCACTTGTGTTTCAGCAGTTCTCTGCGCCTATTACCTACACGGCTGGCACAGGACTAACTGAGTCTCCAACTTACACATTTAATATTGGCACCACAGGGGTAACAGCCACTACATACGGTTCTGCGTCTGCGGTTCCTGTGTTTGCGGTTAATGCACAAGGTCAGCTTACTTCTGTAACCAACACAGCTATTGCAATCAATGGCACTGCGGTATCTGGAAACATTACAGGTTCTGCTGGTTCTGTTGCTAACGCACTGACGCTGGGAACATACCTTACTGGCACAAGCTACAACGGCTCTGCTGCGGTAACGGCTGCGGTGGATGCTACGTCAGCTAATACAGCTTCTAAGGTAGTGGCTCGTGATGCTTCTGGAAACTTTGTTGCTGGAACAATTACGGCAGCTTTATCTGGTAATGCTACTACAGCCACCACAGCAACAAACACTGCGGGCGGTGCGGCCAATCAGATTTCCTACAACACAGCGGCAGGGACAACGGCTTATATTGTTGCTCCTACAACAGCCGGTACGTTTTTAAACTGGACGGGTTCTGCGTTTGCTTACTCTGCAATCTCTACGCCTTCTTCTGTCACGTTTAATAACGGTGGCGCAGGCGATGCTTCTGGTACAACCTTCAACGGTTCTGTTGCACGGACAATCTCATACAACACTGTTGGCGCTTCGCCTTTGGCTGGTTCTACAAGTTTGACCACCACAGGTACGGTTACTACAGGTACATGGTCAGGATTGTTTGGTGCTGTGACTGGCGCTAACTTGACCAACTTAACTGCGGGCAACTTGGCAGGGACTATCCCATCCGCAGTGCTCGGCAACTCCGCAGTTTTTATTGGAACAACTTCTACTGCGCTAAACAGAACATCTGCCAACCAAGCATTGACTGGTATTCTAAGCACCACAATGCCCGGAGCCACATCCGGTTCTGTGCAAGTTATTCCAGCCGCCGTAGCCGGTACGGGCACAGTCTTTACGCTCCCCGCCACAACAGGCACAGCGATTACAACTGGCGATACAGGTACAGTGACCAACACCATGTTGGCAGGCTCTATTGCAGATACCAAGCTGAGCACAATTTCCACAGCACTTAAGGTATCTAACTCTGCTACCACCGCAACCAATGCTAATACCGCCTCGGCCATCGTAGCTCGTGACGCATCTGGTAACTTCTCAGCCGGTACGATTACAGCTACTTTGAGTGGATCTGCAACTAGCGCAGGCACAGCTACTACGGCAACTACAGCCACAAACGTGGCAGGTGGTGTAGCGGGCGCTATACATTATCAATCTGCCGTAGGCACAACGGGATTCTCCGCCGCCGGTACTTCTGGTCAGGTTTTAACATCTTCTGGAACTACTGCACCAACATGGACAACTGCAACCAACGCAAACACAGCTTCAACAATTGTTGCCCGTGATGCTTCCGGCAACTTCTCTGCGGGAACTATTACAGCAGCCTTGAGTGGTAACGCTTCTACGGCCACAAGTGCAACATCCGCAACAAGTGCAACAACTGCAACGACGGCTACTAACTTGGCGGGTGGCGCGGCAGGCACGATTCCTTACCAGTCAGCCGCAGGTACTACAGTTCAATTGACTGCCGGTACAGCAGGTCTAATTCTTCAAGCAAACGGTGCTGCTGCCCCTAGTTGGGTTTCTGCTGCCACGGCTGCGGGGGTAAATAACGGTACGTTGACAATGGCTGTTTCGGGTACGGGCTTATCTGGCTCTCAGACATTCACAGCCAATCAGTCTACCGCCGCAACATTCACAGTAACGTCTAACGCAACTTCAGCTAATACAGCATCTACTATTGTTGCCCGCGATGCTTCTGGTAACTTTACCGCAGGAACAATCACTGCGGCGTTGAGCGGAAATGCGACAACAGCCACCAGCGCCACTTCTGCTACAACTGCTACAACTGCTACGACAGCTACCAACCAATCAGGCGGCACTGTTAATGCAACAACTGGAGCTTTCTCTGGCGTTTTAACGACACCAAAAACTCTTATAAACCGCACCGCAAATGTTGCGTCTGGTATTGCTTGGTTCAACTCAACATTTACTGCTTGGACAGACTATATGTCTCCCGCAGCAACAACGGGATGCGGGCCATACGGAACTATTACTGCCCCTTCAGGTACGCTTGTAACATCTTGGGGTAAGCGTAGTTTTATTGAAAATGTTGCGGCGTACGGTTGGACATTTGAGTCTGGAACATCAAGCCAAGTAACGCCCACAGTTGTTGCTGAGATTAGGTCTTCTGACGGTGCTGCAAGATTTGCTGGTACAGTAACCGCACCAACTTTTTCTGGCGCTCTTTCTGGTAACGCCACTACAGCTACCAGTGCAACATCAGCTACTACAGCTACTACAGCAACCAACGTAGCAGGCGGTGTAGCAGGGAACGTTCATTACCAAACGGGCGTGGGTACTACGGGGTTTGTTACAAACGGAACTTCGGGTCAGGTGTTGACTTCTAACGGAGCTTCGGCACCTACATTCCAAACATCCACCGCTGCATCAAAATCATATGCGCAGGCCATGCGTATCTTGGCTCTTTAAGGAAACATTATGACAACCGGAGCAACAGGACAACTAGGACTAGCTCTCCCCGTACAGGGCGAACTGACCGGCACATGGGGTAATACGGTTAACAACGCTATTACTGAGTACACAAATATTGCTATTGCAGGCACGCTAACTCTGACAGGTGATGGCGCAGTAACTCTGGCAAATACCACGGGTACGGATTTAGCTACTAACATTACAGCTAGTTCTACTCTGGCAGGCGCAGGTACAGCAACCGCGCAATTTGCTATTGTTAGGGTTTCTGGTACGACTGTTACTAAAGTAGTCACAGGCCCAAGTTACAGCAAAACTTATGTAGTCGATAACGCATCTTCCTTTGTAGTCACGTTTAAGGCATCAGGACAGACAGGCGTATCAGTTGCCGCTGCTGAAAAATGCACCGTGTATTACAACGGTACGGATTACGTTAAAGTTGCTACCAGCACTGGCACAGGTTCCGTCACTTCGGTAACTGGTACGGGCACAGTCAACGGTATTACTCTTACGGGTACGGTTACCACATCAGGCAGTTTGACACTTGGTGGTACGTTGGCTAACGTTAATTTGACATCACAAGTAACGGGTACGTTACCCATAGCAAACGGCGGTACAGGTACAACGTCAACCACATTTGCCAACTTAACGACCAATGTAACAGGCACTCTCCCAGTAGCTAACGGCGGTACAGGTGCGGCTACATTTACTGCAAACAATGTTCTCTTAGGCAATGGCACTTCAGCCTTGCAAGTAGTTGCCCCCAGCACTGCCGGTAATGTTCTGACCTCAAATGGGACAACTTGGCAGTCAACAGCCCCCGCAGCCAGTGGAATAACCGCTGGTAAATCCATCACTTTTGCATTAATATTCGGTCTATAAGGAGCTAACATGGCCAATCCAAATATCGTTAACGTTACGTCCATCCTCGGTACGACAACGTACCTTACCCCGTCCGGTACAACCGCTGTTGTTCTTCTGCCAAATGCCGCATCGTCCGGTACGGTTTATAAGATCAACAACATCATAGCGGCCAACGTTAACGGCTCTGCGGCTGTTGACACCACGGTATCTATTTACACCAACGGAGCGGTAGCTCAAGGCTCTGCTCCTGCTGGCGGTACAGCTTACCCAATCGTGTCTACAGTTTCTGTACCCGCAGATGCTTCGTTGATCGTTGCAGACAAAACTACCGGCATATACTTGCAAGAAGGCACATCGATTGTTGTGACTTCAGGTACAGCAAGTGGTATCACATACAGCATCAGCTACGAAAACATTTCTTGATTTGAGGGTTTAGTCTATGTCCATACGCTACAAAGGCGGAATTATCTCCGCTACACCACCTGTGACAACTACGTCATCGGCTTCCGGTGCATGGACGTTAGAACAGCAGATGCAAGCACAAGGTGCGGGAACATGGCCGTCGCCACCTATTTATGTTGAGGATGTGTTTAGCACATACTTGTACACGGGCACAGGTGCAACTCAAACAGTTACCAACGGAATAGATTTGTCCGGCAGTGGCGGTTTGGTTTGGATGAAAAATAGAACTGCTGCTACTACTAACAGTTTGTACGACACTGCTCGTGGCGCAACGGCTCAACTTATCTCTGAATTTAGTTCGGCGCAATCAACGCAAGCAACAGGTTTAACTGCGTTTAATTCAAATGGCTTTACTATTGGGGCTTTAGCCAACGTAAATACAAGCACAAATCTTTTTACTTCGTGGACATTTCGGAAGCAGTCCAAGTTTTTTGACATGGTTACCTACACTGGTACGGGTGTAGCTAGAACAATTAGCCACAATTTAAATGCAACTCCCGGATTTATGTTGGTCAAACGCACCGACACTACAGCAAATTGGGCGTGTGTTTTTGGTAGCGGCGGCAATCAATATATGGTGTTTAATGATGGCACTTCGGTTAATACCACCGATACCACTGTGTGGAACGGCGCTTCTGCAACTTCGTCAGTTTTTCCTGTTGGAACTAGCACGTTAACAAATGCGTCAGCGGGGACTTATGTAGCTTACTTATTTGCTGCTAGTAGTTCAGGTGGTTTTGGTTTAACAGGATCAGACAGTATTGTGGCAACGGGCAGTGCGGGAAGTTCTAGCGGCATAGCAACTATTACTTTAGGTTGGGAGCCGCAATGGATTTTGTGTAAATGGCAACTTTCTTCTGCCAATGGATTTTTTATATATGATGTGATGCGAGGGATGTCCGTGTATGACTCCACACTATTTTTAAAGGCAAGTAATAGTGGCGAAGACAATGCAGGGCTTGGTATTATGTGTAAACCAAACGCAACGGGTTTTACGGTAGATGGTTCCGGGATGGGAGTTGCGGGTCAACAAGTAAACTATTTAGCCATCCGCCGTGGCCCAATGAAATTACCAACTGTTGGGACGAGTGTTTTTAGTCCTATTTCAGTTAATGCCGCAACCGGCACAGCTCAGACTACAAACTTTGTTTGCGACATGCAGTTTGAGCGTTTTCTTAATACTTTAGATGGGGATAACACTTCAGTAGTAGACAGATTGCGTGGAATTAGTACAAATTCTACCGGTGCGGGTCAAATTTTGTATACGTCTAGTAGTGCTACGCAGGGGACATCCTTGCCGCAATCAACTTTGTTTTGGAATAGTACAGGGTTCCAAGTTCCCGGAAGATTTGCAAGTGTTAGTGCTTTGTTTTATTCTTTAAGACGCGCCCCAAGCTTTTTTGATATAGCTTGTTATACAGGCAATGGCAGTACAACCACGGGCTTGCAAGTTCCGCACAATCTTGGCGTTACACCGCAATTAATTTTATGTAAGAAAATATCCCCGTCAGCAAGTTGGGGCAGTTGGGCTTCAACTACGTACGGCTACATGGGATTTTCGTTAAATAGCAGAGATCCAAGCCAAACAAACGGCTACACCTCGGTTCATACTTCTACATATTTTAATGCATTGTACGTGTGGGATAGTGGTGCTATTAACCAAAATGCAAATACCAATCAGTATGTGGCTTATCTTTTTGCTACCTTGGCAGGCGTATCTAAAGTAGGTAGATATACCGGAACAGGCGCACTTCAAACTATTGACTGTGGGTTTACAACCGGTGCAAGGTTTGTATTGATAAAATGCATGAATACTTTGGGTGATTGGTGGGTCTTTGATTCAGTTCGTGGTCTTTCATCTTCTACAGACCCGTACTTTTTTATGAATACAACTTCTGCACAAGTTACCGGCACAAACTATGTAGATACTGACCCCACGGGGTTCAAGGTCACAGCAGCCGCCCCCGCAGGGTTAAACGGCAATGCTGATGATTTTATCTTTCTCGCAATTGCATAAAGACAAACCATGAGCACACAATACCCCGGTGGTTTTATTACGAAGTCCCCTGTTGCGCCGACAAGCACGGCAGCTTCAGGCATTTGGACGGTCGATCAGGCTTTGCAATATGTAAAGGCAGGAACATGGCCGCAACAGCCTATTTATATTGAAGATGTGTTTAGCACTTATTTGTACACGGGTACGGGTGCAACTTTAACCATAACCAATGGTATTGACTTATCTACCAAAGGTGGTTTATGGTGGGGCAAAGGTAGATCAAATCCCGGAAACCTTGGTGGTCATGGATTGGTAGATACGGTTCGCGGCAAAGGGAGTATGCTTCAGTCAAATACAACTGCGGCCCCGTTTACCACTGCGGGTAACGAGTTTGTTACTTCGTTTAATACAAACGGTGTAACCATTGGAAATGACAATACATTTAACAGGTCAGGGGAATTAACTGTTGGATGGACATTTGCCAAGCAATCAAAGTTTTTTGATGTTGTGACTTATACAGGTACAGGCGCATCAGTAAATATTTCTCATGCTCTTGGAACAACACCCGGATTTCTAATAATTAAGAAGACAAGCGGTACAGGAAATTGGCCCGTCTTTGCGCGAGATGGAACAGTATCAGGTAAGTACACGTACTCTTATTTTAATAGCGGAAACGCATTAAATTTAACGTCAGGCGCTGCTTCTGTTAATGCGCCCGGTGAAAATGACGGTTACATAACATCAACCACTTTTAATCCTAACAGCTTGTCAGGGTCAGCTAGTGTTGGCAACGTCAATAACATCAACGATTCAGGCGCAACATACATAGCATACCTCTTTGCCCATAATGCAGGAGGCTTCCCTGCTAACGGCACGGGGTCAACTAACGGCATTTCTTGCGGGTCTTTTACCGCTGATGGTAGTGGTAATGCAACTATTAATCTAGGTTATGAGCCACAGTGGATATTGCTTAAACGCAATGATGGCCTTCAAGCTTGGGTTCTGTCGGACAATATGCGGGGCCTCCTCGCTAGCGGCAGCGGCGTTTACCTTTCACCAAACTCAAGTGGTGCTGAAGGGTCTTTAGGTTGGCCCAACATTACAGCAACAGGATTTACTGTGACAACTCTAGGTTCAGGATCGGTTTATATCTACATGGCAATCCGCCGTGGCCCAATGAAAACGCCTACGGTTGGTACAAGTGTGTTTGGTATAAATGCAAGAACAGGTACTGGTGTAGATGTAACCGTCACCGGCGGTCAGACTGATGATGTGGCAGTAATTAAAGCAAGATCAACAGGACAAGCTGCACTGTGGGCCGCAAGATTAACAGGTACCGGGTATGCGCAGTCAGATGCTACTTCCGCAATAGCGGCTGCCGGTACAACAATACTTCAAGCAAATCCTTGGGATGTAATGGACGGCGTTAAAGTTGGTACAACATCTGCAATCACCAATGCAAGTGCTGCCACCTACATTAACTATTTAGCAAAAAGAGCGCCCGGATTTATGGATGTTGTTTGTTATGAAGGCATAGATCCAAGCATTGAGCATAATTTAGGTGTTACGCCTGAAATGTACATTGTAAAATCTAGGTCTGCTACGGGTGCTACTGGTGGACGTTGGTCTGTCTATCACACAGGGTATGCCACGGCTACTAACTTTATTGCGTTAAATTCAACTAATGGCATTACTGCAGGGACTATATGGGGTTCCGGGCCTACAGCATCCGTAATTGGTGCTACTGGTAACACGCCAGTGAATGATACGGGGCAAACGTACATTGCTTACTTATTTGCAACCCTTGCCGGTATTTCTAAGGTTGGTAGCTACACAGGAACAGGTGCACTTCAAACTGTTAACTGTGGGTTTACTGCAGGCGCAAGGTTTATTTTGATTAAGCGTACTGACAGTACGGGCGAATGGTATACATACGACTCAACCCGTGGCTTGTCGTCCGGCACGGATCCATATTTTCTTATGAACTCAAGTGCCGCAGAAACTACAGGCACTAACTATGTTGATACCGACACTACTGGGTTTAAAGTCACAGCAGCAGCCCCCGCGGATTTAAACGCTGTTGGTGGAAATTACATCTTTCTCGCAATTGCTTAAAGGAGCACATCATGGAAATTCGTTTACGTTCAACAGGTGAAGTTATGTATGAAGGTGAGTTCCGTACTCGCTTTGTTCAGAACCTTCCACCTACACCACTGACACAAGAGTGGCTTAACACTTACACAAGCGACCCCGCAGGTGACATTTTGTTGGAAGGCCCACAAGCTACAACTGTGTACCCTTACGAGTTTAGCTACCGTAATGGCGCAGTACAGGACGATCAAGGCCGTTGGTTCACCAAATACTCTGTTGGCCCTGTGTTTGCTGACCGCCCTGCAACTGATACTGAGCCTGCCAAAACTGCTGCAGAGCAGATGGCTGAGTACAAAGCAGGCATGGACACAGAGCAATCACGCCGTATTCGTGAAGACCGCAACAACCGTTTGAACGACAGCGATTGGTCACAGCTTGCCGATAGCACTGCAGACAAGGCAGCATGGGCAACATACCGCCAGCAACTCCGCGACATCCCAACATCTGAGGGTTTCCCTTGGAACGTTGTTTGGCCTGACACACCATAATCATGTGGGACTGGGCTGAAGCATTCATTGCGGCGGCCTGTATTGTGGCTTTCGTCATCTTTGGTACGTACATGATTTTATGGATATGGCAATGATTCATGCGTTGGCTAATAATGTTACTGTTAGTCTTGGGGCTAGTCGGAGCCGTAGCCAAGAGCGGATGCCATGTGCGCGAGTTCTATGGGATTGCTTACACAGTCCACGACCCGACCATACGGCACAGAGAAATGATGGCGTGGTTAGACAAGAATGCGCCCTACT